ATTTTATATTCTTGGTGCTTAATTAATTCTGCAGGTAGCAATCGATAACCGTTAGGCATCATGCTGTTAACTACACATTGGCCTTCGCTAACCATCCAGTATTCTGCACGTAATTGGTGGCGTTGCATACTTAGGCTCTTTCCAGGCTCCACAGTAAGCTCTTTAACTTTCATACCGGGCACTTCATGTAGCACACGATAGTAACCCCACTGACGTTCTGTCTTAGGAGCTTTCCATTCTTGCAATATCCACGAACTTGAATTCATTTTGTGCTCGCCACCTACTCCAAAGACAAATTCTAAATGCAACATTTCTTCTAGTACATCCATTTCTGGGATATTAGTTTTAGTTCTGTCGCCGCCGTTGGCGAATACAATTTTATCGTTGGGGTATATTGCTCTTACTTTTCTAATAGCGTCTTTTGCACTACCGTCTGCGTCGTCAAAGTTAATAACACGATCTACATCTTTGATCGCACTTAGAATACTAGCACGTTCTTCCCAAGGCATAAACTCTTGCCCTTTTTTGCGGCGTAGCCACGCATCAGAGTTAGCTCCGACGATTAAAATATCGCCTAGTTTTTTAGCCTCTTTGATGTAATTAATATGACCTGAATGGATGGGGTCAAATCCACCTGTTGCAATTACAATTGTTTTCATACGATTATTTATATGCTATTATAATTGGTAAATACTTTTATGAAAACAAAACCGCCATTATTACCATACGAAGCAAAGGTTTTTTCCCAGCATTCGGAAGATGGTATCATCAGCACACTACTTGATTTTTTAAAAGAACCTAACAAAATAGCAATTGAAATTGGATCTGGTAATGGGCTTGAAAACATGATTCGGAACTTAGTTGCTAATCACGAGTACACAGGTATTGGCCACGATTTAATACCTTCAAGGTGGCTGCATGAAAACTATACTCACAAGGTTGGCCCTATCACATTAGATAATTTAGATAATGTTATTGTCAACTGGCCAACACTAACTCCGGACTTTTTCAGTCTTGATATTGACAGTTATGATTTTTGGGTACTAAAAGAATTGTTATCGAAAAATAATTTTAGACCATCTGTTATGAGTGTTGAATACCTATGTTATTATGGCCCAACTACTGTATGTAGTGTGAAATCAAATTTATCATCATATACTTTTAAAAAATGCGGAGCAAGTTTATCTGCTTACAAGAAATTGTTAGCTCTCTACGGCTATACGTTCTTTACTTGTGATACACGAGGAGTTAATTCCTTTTTCTACTATGAATCGAGATTAGACAACGTTAACAAACTAAAAGAACTAACAACTCACGAATGGTCATTTTTTACAAAATACAAATATCTACAAAATATTGATCTCAGTGATCCTGATTTAGAATTTGATGAAAACACGTTATTGAACTAATATGAATATTACAGTAGTAACTACCTTTAGTAAAGAAAATTGGGAAATGTATGCAAATAGATCAATTGCTACATGGTTTAAACATTTTGATTCAAATGTAAAATTTCAATTCCACTGCGATTGGATACCAATTTCAGATCCTAGAATAACCTATGTGCATTCGTCTCCAGATAAAGAAAGTTTTTTATCAAGAAACTATGCGATAAACCGGCAGTACACCAAAAGCCGAGCCAGCCAAGGATACACCACTAGATGGGATGTGTATTGTCATAAAGTATTTGCTCAATGCGAGGCGGGTATAAATGCTGATACTGATCTATTATTATTTCTCGACGCAGATGTTGCATGCCTTGCACCTATTACACCAAAATTATTAATCAGTCTTATCGAAGATAGTTTTTGCGGGTTTGTTGGTAGAAACTCACCAGGTACAGAGACTGGATTTATATTGTACAATTTAAACAAAGATCCCGATCGTACATTTTTTAAGAAATTTGTAAACATTTATATTAATGACACAATTTTTGAGTTTGAGCAATGGGACGATTGTTTTATTTTTGATCATTGCCGGACATCGAGCGATTTAAGTTTTAAAAATCTCTCGGGAGAATATGCATACTTCTTAGATCCAATTGCAGTCGGACCGCTAGGCGACTATTTCGATCATTGGCTAAGTAAAAAGAGCAAAAGACAAGGCGCTAGTAAGTTTAGAAAATTTAGAGGAAAAATATGAAATCTTTTATACCATTGTATGACGCAGAATTTGCACCACACTTAAATCCAGTAATTGATTGTAAAAAACGAGGACTAACTGAAAATGTTTATCAACGAGCCGAAGGGTTCAGACATATTTTTAATCTATTAGAAGAAAAAAATAAAGATTCTTATTTTATTGTTGAGACTGGAACGTTGAGACAGCCCGGCGATTGGCGAGCTGGTCAAAGTTCAATGTTATTTGAACAATTTGTTAAGGTACATGGTGGGCGAGTAGAAAGCGTCGACATTGATAAAAATGCGTGTGCTGCTGCCAAAGGCGCACTAGATGCTAATTTTACCACAGTAAATCTTGGCGATAGCGTTGACTTTTTAACCAATGGTGATTGGAATAATGTTGATTTATTTTATCTCGATAGCTACGATGTTAAATGGGGAGCGCCGTTGCCTAGTGCCGAACACCACTTAAAAGAATTTTTAGCAATTGAAAAATATATGAAACCCGGAGTTATTCTAGCAGTAGATGACAACAGTTTTTTACTTGACGGAAATAAACGAACAGGTAAAGGCATGCTAGTTTATGAATACTTAAAAAACAAAGGTATTATGCCTTTATATGACGACTATCAAATCATCTATAAATTCTGAGACCAGTACTCGGAATTTTTAATCCAGTGGTAATAAATTTCAAACCCTTCGTCGATATCGATCTTGGGTCTGAATCCAAAGTCCTGCCGTGCTGCGGTAATGTCTAATGCACCACGACTAGGAAAATCTGAATCCTTTTCCTTAACTTCGACCGTGCCTTTACCTGCTAGACTAACTGCTAATTCAGCAGCGGACAACAATGTCTTACTATGACTTTTAGTTATATTGTAAGTTTTATTTGCTGTATTTTCTGCAAGAGTAGCCGCTACAATTCCGTCAGCCGCATCATCTACGTAGGTAAAGTCTAGCGTTTCGTTAACGCCGTTTACTTTGAGAACGCCTCCTCGCATGGCAGTTAGTAAGAATTTACTAATGACTCTATCTTCGACATCAAGTGGTCCATATACTGCACTCGGACGAAAGATAGTATGTTCTATTCCATATTTACGTGTGTAGTCTTTAATTAGCCACTCGCCTGCAAGTTTCATAATGCCGTATTGTCCTTGCGGACTACATACTGCATCTTCTTTAACGAAATCTTTAAAATCACCGTATACCATACTAGAACTAGTATAAACAAATCTTTTTACATTATACTTTACACTTAATTCTAATAGATTAAGTAGACCTTCACTCATAGTGCGTGAGCCAAGTACAGGGTTTGCGTTGACTACTTTTTGTCTAGGAAAACTTGCAAGATGTATTACAGTATCAAATTTATATTCTAAAAATAACCGATTCATGCCAACTGGATCGCATATATCTATAAGATAAACTTCACTTGATTTTATTTTTTTAGAACGCTCGGATAATAGATAAGCAAGTTCGGGCTGTGGAATAATTCCATAATTAGTTTGTGTATCAGTAATTACAACACTATGTCCTTGTGCTTCTAATTTACTTACTACATTGTGGCCGATGAGTCCTTGACCGCCTGTTACTAGGATGTTCATAGTGATGCGTCTTCTAATCCTGATACTCGTAATTTAACAATGTTACTTAAATGCCATTGTTTCTGATCGAGTGCTTTAATAATGCCTAACCACTTGTTACGCAGTAGGGCAAAGTCGTTGATAATCTTTTCAAAATCTACAACGTCAGCTTCGCCTTCTACAAACTTTTCACAATCTCTAGAGCTAAGTTGACGTTGGTAGTTTTCAAGATACTTGCGAAAGTGTTGACTACGAAGTCTACGAAGTTCAATGTTTAAGTACTCTAGGATTCCTTCAATTTCTTGAAGTTGATTAAAACGTTCTTCCACAATAC